ATGGGCGACATCAAGGAGTACAACGATGAAACCAAGAAGTCCGAACTCACCGACAAGCTGGAGAACTCCGCTATCTCTCAAGAAGAGATTGACGGTATTGTTGCCGATCTAAAACAGAATGCCAAGGGACTGTATAAGAAGAAACATCTCCGTGTCCCAGACTTAATGGAGTTGCAGAACTATGTTTTGATTTCTCTCTACTACGGCCACATCGTACCACGGAGGGCGCAAGACTACGTAAATATGCTTTACCAGAACTACAACAAGGAGAAGGATAACTACCTGGACTTTGATAATGACAAGCTGGTCTTTAACCAATATAAGACAGCGCAGAAGATGGGCGAGGTATTGAAGGGTAGGCAGGAATTGGAGATGCCGTCTTCTCTACGAAAGATTCTTAAGAAATGGATTGAGGTAATCCCGAAGGAAGTGGATAATCTATTTTTCAATTCGAACTTGGAACCACTTTCCAACGTGAGTTTGAACCAACGCCTGAATGGTATTTTTCAAAAGAAAGCCTCGGTAAATGCCCTCAGACATTTCTATTTAACCACCAAATATAAGCAACTCATGATTGGTAACGAGGAGATGAATGATGACATGCATGATATGGGCAGTTCTTCGGCCCAAGCTTTAACGTATATCAAAATACATGATAAAGAATAAGTATATAAGGAAAAGTGTTAATATATTCTATATATAAAATGAAGTTTATTATGTATAGAATCACAATTGCTGGTAATAATTATATCGGTCATACAAAGGATTTCGTTCAAAGAAAACGAAGTCATAAAAGTCGTTGTTTAAATGTTGATAATAAATGCAATCATTTCAAAATTTATCAAACAATAAGAGAGAACGGTGGATGGGATAATTGCGAGATGGTTCCTATCGAAGAATATGAATGTGAAACACAATTACAAGCAAGAATCAGAGAAGAACAATTATTGAAAGAATATAATGCAAATATGAATTCACGTAATGCCTATACCAATAAACAAGAATATATTAATGCACACAAAGAAGAAAGCAAAGAAAGATGTAAAATGTGGTATGAAAATAATAAAGAAAGACATGCTGAATATAGAAAAGAATATTATGAAGCAAATAAGGAAAAGATGGACCAAAAGAAAAAAGAATATCGTGAAGCAAACAAAGAAAAAATGAAAGAATATAACAAAAAATATCGTGAAGATAAAAACATTTCTCTGCATCTTATATAAATGGTCTACAAAATTTTACCATACACTTTAGCCAAGGCCGATAAATTAGGAGTCAAAGTTGCACCTTCAACCAAAGCAGGAAAGAAACTGGACGTGTTTAAAAATGGAGAGAAAATCGCATCTATCGGTGCATCTGGAATGGGCGATTATCCTACCTATTTGAAAGAAAAAGGAAAAGAATTTGCAGACGAACGTAGGCGACTTTATAAAATCCGTCACGCCAAAAATAAAGGGGTTTCTGGGTTTTGGGCGGATTCCCTTCTTTGGTAATTGTATAATGCCAAGCAACGATTCTGATTATGGAAGGGATTATTACCAACGCAACCGCGAGCACATTTTAGAAAGGAGTCGCATCAAAATTGCGAACCGAGAGAAAGACGAAAAGATTCGCCAATATCAAGAAGACTATTTCAAGGAAAAAATCAGCGAAGCCAAGAAAGCATACATGGCAAAATGGAGAGAAGACCACCACGACGAAATCGCAGTGAAACGACGCGAGGCATATCGTGCATCCGTTTTAGAAGAAGTTGGCCGGATTGTTGTTCCCACCTGTAAGAAGCTTGACGCAACCGGGATTGAGATCCGCACTCAGAAACGCCTTGAAACCATTGGCAACACAATGCATAAGCGCCACCTGATCCAACGGCATTTAGAAGTCAACCGACTCAAAGCCGAGGCATTTAAGAAAATGCTGGATGAAAATGTTTAGGCGAATTATTTACTTAAAAACTTTCTTTTATTTATATATACGAAGATGGGACGTTGGCAGTGCGACAGACAGAGAGTAATTGATGACATGATTTCGGAGATGGCCAGAGAGATGTATTTGAGGGATTGGAAACGGGCAATGTTGAAAGTGCATTTCATTATTGAAGCCTTCCAACCAAAATATAATATTTAGACACAATATAGGCCCAGACGACTAATTTCATTAACGCTCCTCCCTCCTTTTTTATCAATTGTGAAATTGATATAAAAATAATATCTTTAGGCAATATATATAAATGCCAAAACAAAATATTAATTTTGAAAACTCATTAATTTATAAGATTTACTGTAAAGACGAAAAATGCAAAGACATATATGTCGGGCAAACAACCGATTTTATTCGTCGTAAATACGCACACAAAAATGGATGTCATCAAAAAAACGAATTCTTATACAATATAATACGTGATAATGGTGGCTGGGATAATTGGACGATGGATATTGTTGAGAAAATCCCTGCAAAAACAAAGCAAGAAATTCTTGATAGAGAACAATTTTGGATTAATGAACTACAAGCCAATTTAAATATTAATGTGCGATATGACCCATCTGAATATAAACGCGAGTGGTATTTCAAAAACAGACAAAGGATACAAGAGTTTAAAAAAAAACGCGAAGAAGGTAAAACAAATTTTATAAAAGGAGTTGCAGTTTCAAGAATTGCAGGATATGATTTTGGTAATATTGAAGAAAATCCACCCGATTGGTATTTAGCGAATATTGCCAATCAAAAATACATTAAATGAATTTTATATCAATAATATCATAATTGATATAAAAATAATATCTTTAGACAATATATAAGAAATGTTTAGCGAAATGTTTAAAACCTACCAAGCCCCTTTTTACCCTGTTTCCAAACAAGAATTGTTTGACGAAGATAATTGCAAAGCCATTTTGCTCGATGAAATGTTTGCCCGCGCTGATCGCAGTAGACTTACCCAATACAATAAACACCGAACCACTGGAGGAACTCTCTCCGCCACCTACAATTTTGCAGTGGGCTGTGCCGAACATCGTTTGGGAAGAATTTTTCCAGCAGATGGTCTTGCATTGGCAGGTTTCCGTTTTGACATTCGCAATCCACTTGCAAAGAAATTTTATTGGGACTTGGATATTGAAAACGCCCACTACAACATTGCGGTATGGTATGCGACCCAATTCGGATTATTTACTCCCAACCTTCGAAAATATTGTGAAAACAGAGATGCGTGTCTTGCCATGGTTTCCGATAATCGCAAATTAGCAAAGACCGAGTTTTTGAAAATCTTATATGGTGGCGACATCAAGTTATACAACGAACATTATGAAATAGTTGATGGCGCTGTCAAAGATGCAGGTATTGGATTTTTGCGCGAGTTAGAGAAAGAAACAAAAGAACTCATGGAAAAGATATGGAATCAAAATTCTGATTTGCAAACTCTTAAAATGGGAAAAGAAAGAAAGAGTGTCAAGACAAAAAATAATCCAAAGGCATCATTGATGGCGTTGATTTTCCAAACCAAAGAGAGAGAACTGTTAGAAATGTTAGATTATGCAATGATTCAAAAAGGACGTAGATTAGATGTCCCAATACACGACGGTGGCCTTGTTCGTAAATTGGAAGGCGAAACCGAATTTCCCAAAGATATTCTTTCGGAGGTATCTAAAGAAATTTCTTTGCATTCTGGAGTCCGCGTTCTCTTAACTCAAAAGGATATTAAGTTTGATTGGAAACCTCCCATAAAATCAATATCCCAATATCAACAAAAGAAACTCAAGTTCGAAGAGAAATATCATCAAATTGGTGCAAATTTCATTTGCGTTGACCAATATACTCAGGAGATTACAACTTATCCTTTTCGTGATATGAAGATTATCACTGCGGATATGAACTGGATGGAGTATGACGTTGCCAAAGACAAAGAGGTGAAGAAAGTATTTTTGGATGAATACAATCAAGATGAAACGAGAGATAAGAAAGATCGCGTTGATTTTATCCCGGATGTTGAGAATTGCCCTCCCAATGTTTTCAATCTATTCCGTGGATTCGCCGCCGAAAAGTGCAGACCAAAAGAATCTTATTCACCAAAACGTCAAGCAGAGATTGATGCCCGTGTTAAAATTATTATGAAACATCATGAAATCCTCACAGGTGGTTATGGATATTATTTGATGAATGTTCTTGCGTGGATTATCCAGAACCCTTCTGAAAAGTGCGAAGTTGCATTGGTGTTTCGTGATGAGGATGGTGTTGTTTCTCTCGGAGGTGGAACTGGTAAAAATTTATTCTTTGATGAGTTAATTGGAATGCGAATCATTGGCGAAGATTATTATGCATCCATTGCATCCAACGCTGAAATTTATGACAAGTTCAATGGTATGTTAAAATCCAAGTTGATTGTCAATGTAGAAGAAGCTGATGGCAAAGATAATCATTCAAATGCAAATCAGTTGAAATCCGCAATTACAAAGAAGAAGATGAGCGTCAATGAGAAGGGTATTAATCAATATAAGGTTCAAGATTTGGCGACTTATTTTTTAAGCACAAATACTCGCAACCCCGTTCCGGCTGGTTTGGCGAATCGTAGATTTGCACCTTTTGATGTTGACAAGTCTTTCCGTGGTAATGAAAAGTATTTCAAAGACCTTTTGGAAGCCATTCGTGATCCAGATGTTATATGGGCGTATTATCAATATTTGAAGAGTTATAAAACTTATTCGAGTCCTTTTGAATTTCAAAAGAACATTCCAAATACTTCTGCATTGAAGGATATGGTTCGCCTCAATTGTCCGAATTGGTTGCGTTGGATTAAATGGGAGTTGGAGCAAGGGACGCTTATCAATGACTCCATGTCTGTTCTTCATGCCAAGTATAAGAAATATATTTCTGACTGGAAAGAAGGTAACGAAATGGGTGTTTTATCACTTACTTCTTTTTCAATGAAATTAGAGAACGATGAATCGGCCAATGCAAACTACCGATTAGATATCATTGGAGATAAACATCGAACCAAGCATAATATGGAATTTCATTGGAATGTTCCTCAGTTGGTTGCAGGGTTTATCAAGCTGAATTTGTTGGATAGTGATTTTGTTTATAAGGCTTATCAACGACTACCACCCCCTCCCCTACCTTCGTCTGACGAGGAAAAAGACAATTCTGATGGTTTTTAATTTTTCGCACTTTTAGTTGGTCTGCCAAGTATTCTATTCTTTGTTTTTTTAACTTTTTAAAAGACAAAATAAAAAAGGTGTAGGGGTGTAGGGGTGTAGGGTTTTTTCCAAATTTTAAAAAAAATAAAAAAATTGTAAAAAAAATCAAAAAAACGAAAAAAAAAGATTTTTTATAAATGGATTTCAATGAAAAAACCCTACACCCTACACCCGACCCACCACCTCAATGCATTATTACTTAACCTCAAGAACCCAGCTTAATTAAACACCTAAAGGTTATATAAATAGACTTACTTATATAACTAACTCATCGAATCCACAATCGATGTTTCTTTCTCTCCAACATGACTCGATGTAACCGTCTGAAAAATACTGAGGGGTGCATTATATATTACTCAAAGATAATCTGCCGGCCATCTCCTAGTTCCATCTTATAACAGAACCAAATTGTTTTATGAGGGGGGCACGTGCGGTTAACATCGTAGTCCGTTATGAAGTCTGTCCTTTTATGGGGTATCAAAAGTTGCATATGCGGGCTATTCATAAGCTCCTTAATATAGACGCGACCCAGAGTATCCAAAGGCACATAGAGGGCGAACGGCTTCCCTAATGAGATGCATCTCTCGAACACTTCCTTCTTACATGAATAGGGTGGATTATCCACGATGCAATCCCAGTCATTCGGGGACCACTCAAAGAAATCCGAATCACAATGTATGTGTTTGGCACCATGATGTTTGTTTACATACTCAGCACATAGACCCTTGCAAAAGAAAGGCATCCAGACCCGAGCATCGCGGTTCTTGAAATGTTTGAAGAACAGCTCCCACACCCACTCAGGTGTTTCATAATTGTCTTTCCCCTGTTTTGCTTTGTTGTTAAAATACGGCATATACTATATATAAACAAAATTTAATCTGCAAAGTAATAAAGGTTTTTGGGTGGTGCTGGTTTCGATTCCCCAGGTGTCACTTTAAAAGACGATTTACTTTGTTGAGTTTTGGTTTCCCGTGCCTTCGGTTTCGGGGCCTCCTCCTCTTCAGATTCAGACTCCTCATAAATGATGGTCTTCTTCTTCGGCTTCTTCTTCTTTTTTACAATAACCACCTCCTCCTCCGATTCAGAGGCTGACTGGTAAATCACTTTGGGTTCCTTCTTCGGCTTCACTGCAACAACTGCTTTGGGCTCCGCCTTCGGTTTCTTAACCACGACCGGCTCGGGCTCCGGCTCTGATTCAGATTCATTATCGGTTTTATCAATCGGCGGTGCATTATTCAGTTTGTCTTTGATTGCTTTGAGTTTCATTTTCTTTTCCTCCATGGCTGACAGCATCTTCTTAGTGGCTTCCTGTTGTGCTTCACTTCTTTGTTTTTTCTGCTTTGGCTTGGTAAGGGTTTCATCGTCATTTAGGGATTCCATTATACCATAGCCCCAGAAAATAATTGCCTAAATTAATTAAACAAATCTTTTCTCATCTATTGTTATAATGCAGATTAGTGAAATCCCAAACACCAACATAAAGGATACCAAGCCGGTCAAGGAGAAAATGGATAAATACATACCTGGTATTGTAGAGGGTGTATCAAGGAGAAACGGAATGATTTACCTCATGATAGGTTCAGGCGGATCGGGGAAGACTTCTCTGCTGTTAAACCAATTCAGGAAGGGGGGAGCATACCACCGAAAGTTTCATAACTTGTATTTATTCACACCATCAATCAGTTTCGGGTCGGTGCAGAATCACCCCTTTGAAAAGCACGATAAGGTTTACAATGAACTGACTTATGATTCGTTAAGCGACTTGTATGAGGAACTGAAAAACCGGAAGGACGAACACGACGAAGAAGATGAGAATGAATACAACTGCGTGGTGATAGATGATATGGCTTCTACACTCAAAGAGAAGGACGTGCAGAGAATGCTGAATACGATGTTAATAAAAGCCCGTCATTTGAATACTTGTTTCATATTCACACTGCAGTCATACTTGTATATGCCAAAGATGTTGAGAAAGCAAACCACCTTTGCAACCATTTTCAAACCGAAGAACAGAGAAGAGTGGAACTCAATCAATCAGGAGTTGTTACAGATGAAAGAGGATGATGCTAAGAAGTTATACGATTACGTATTTGAAAAAGAGTATAGCCATTTAGACATTGACACCATAGAGAACAAGCTGTATCGCAATTTCAACTTACTGGAAATAACAAAGAACGGCGAAACAATATAAAAAGAATATGATATGTATATAAAAATGATATATATTATGTATAGAATAACGGTCGGTGATTATACTTATGTTGGTAGCACCAAGGATTTTAAGCAAAGAAAATCAGAACATAAATCTTCCTGTAAAATCAAAGAATATAAAATTTATCAAATAATTCGTGAAGCGGGTGGATGGGATAAGTGCGAGATGATACCAATAGAAGAATATGAATGCGAGGGATTATTACAAGCACGTATGAGAGAAGAATATTGGAGGCGCGAATATAATGCAAATATGAACTCTATAAAATCACATATCACAGAAGAAGAACAAATAGAACAAATAAAAGAAAAGAATAAAGCATATCGTGAAGCAAACACAGAAAAAAGACAAACCAAACATGAATGCAATTGTGGAGGTAAATATTCAATTATGCATAAAGCAAGACACGAAACAACAAAAAGACACCAAGACTATTTAGCGACAGATAATCATCTCCCGTTAATATAAATGGAACATATTGAATCAATCCAAATATATCTGAATAGCCGATACGCCACTGAAAGCGTGGGTGGTAATATTGCAAACTCAATCTACTATCTGCCCGTAATAGAGATACCAGACGGGCATCACATTTACCTTTCTCTGCAGAATGCAACCATCCCTTATTCATTTTATTCTATCTCCTCCGTAGACAACACATTCAGCTGGGGACTCGTAGCCGGCCCGGTGAATACATATTATATCGAGCCGGGCAATTACAATATAACGCAACTCATCGATATAATGCAGACGGCAATGGGAGCGTCTTATACAATCACTTACAGCCCCATTACCAGCAAACTGCTGATAACGCATGCAACCACGAACTTCACAATTTACGCGGGGACCTTTAACCATATTATCGGGTTCAGCAAAACCAGCAATACTACATCCATTGCGAATCTTCTCTACAGTCGGGACTGTGTGAATCTGAATCAGATAAGGGCTTTGAATATCGAGATAAACTTCCCTACATACAATGTAAATGTGGCGCAACCATTTAACCAGAATATATTAGCAACGATACCGGTGTATGTGGCGCCCTTCTCTATTATCACTTATCAGAACCCCAATAACTTTAGGACAAACTTGTATGTGAATAAACTGGACCAGATTCAGATCCGCATTTTAGACAATGAATCCAGACTCGTGGATATGAATGGTATCCAATATCAGATGACGTTGCAATTGGATTGTGTCAAATTTACAGATTAGCCTGGATATTTTCTAATGGTAGTTTATAATGATTGGCTATAAACAAAGTTTAGGAAAAGCGATGATGGGACATAACATGCCCCTCGGAAAATCCAGAATTGGAAGCAAGATGCCCCTTTTAGACAGACCGACTGCCAGAAAAGTCGAAGAGGCCCTTGTGCGAAAAATTTCAGGAGGTCTTGAGAGAAACGTCCTTAAGAGATAAACCCCATGAAAACATTTAGACGATTTAAATGTTTTTGCCAAAAATATTTCCTCGGCGTATTGTATATAAACAATGATTCCTGCCAACCTCAAGTATCAATCCAAAGTTGAATCTGCCCCTGCCCGTAGATTTTTAACCCAAATCCAACCCCAAGGCTCAACCAGTGGTTACAACCCCGGTGATACCATTACTATCAATATCCCCACCCGTTCCAACACTGCACTTATCCCCTCTGAGTCCTATTTGAGAGGAACCTTCAATTTGCTTTCCACCGGCACTGCTTCTACATCATCTTGTTTAGAGAGTTGCGGATGGCACAATTTTATCCAGCGTGTCCGTGTCTTCCACGGCTCCAATTTGCTAGAGGATATTGATAACTACGGTCAGCTCGCTAAGATTCTCTACGATTTCCAGGCCCCTGAAGATTCGGTTAAGGGTCGCTTTGCCATTACCTCAGGAACCAACGAGGACTACTCCGGTGTAGGAACTGGTGCCGCCGCTTTGCAAAACGTCCGATCGGTTAACCGAGGCCGTGCTTTAGGTGCTTTGGCAACGACTGCAACTGGAACTCCTTTTCCCTTTGCTATCAACTTGGTGTCGCTTGTTGGTGCTTTGAGTGGTGAGAAATACCTGCCTTTGTGGGAGATGACCGCTGCGCCCCTCCGCTTAGAGATAGTTCTGCAATCTTCCCTTATCCGCGCGATGATGGTTGAAGGTGGCACAACTCAGAGTTTTACTGCCAACAACATTAACTACTGTGCTGAATTCTTAGAACTGCCCGATTCCGCGATCTCCGCAATCAAGTCTGGTTCGTCCAGCCCGATGCAGATGGTCCTCCCATCCTACAGGTCATACACCAACAGTGCTGCCATCACAACTGCTGGAACCCAGGTCAGTTTCCCCATCCCCGCCAAGTTCAGTTCGCTCAAGAACATCTTCGTTGCCACCCGAACGACCGCCGGAACTGCCGCGCAATACCCCTCGTCCCACTGCAAGTTCGGTCTTCAATCTTACAACTTCAGAGTTGGAGCCGAGGTCCTGCCATCCACTGCCCCCACAAGTGTGCCTGAAATCTACACCGAGGCGCTCAAATGCTTTGGCTCCGTGGCTGATTTACAACTCCAGCCGTCCATTGATAACACCGCCTATTCTCTCGATGTCCCCAACACTGTTGCTGGTTTGACAGAGGCTTCCACTGAGGATTCGGGTGCTTTCTTGGTTGGCATTGACATGGAGATATACCAAAATGCGGATAAGGCGTCCATCTTTGCCGGAACCAACACCAACACGAGTGATATCTTCTACATTGCCAATCACACACCCGCTGGCAACGTTACTATCCTCCAGACTGGATTTGCATGCTACGACCAAGTTTTGGTCTATGAGAACGGTGTATGCTATGCTAGATACTAAACGCATTTAACAATTTATAATAATCTATGTATTTATTATAAATGGATCAAGAGATAGCGAAATTATGGCTCAATAGTGGGTCACTTACAACAACCCCATCGACA